CCGCATGACCCATCCCTACACCCTGGCATATCGAGAGGAAGAACGGTGAGCGAGTTTCGCATTTTCTCCATTTGGTTCGCGATCGGCGCGTCTGCCTTCACGATTATCATTTGGATCGCCACGCCCAACTCGCCGTTGTCGTTTGATGGATTGATGCGGGCTTATGCCTACGCCGCGAATATTGGGTTTCTCGCGGTCGCTGTGCTCGGACGGAAGCCGTCATGACCCAAACGGACAAGAGGATCTAAACGATGGGCTGGATTCTCATTGGCGTGATCGCGTTGCTGGTGATCACGGGCGCTCGGGTCATCTCTGACAAGTTCAATTCTGGCGGCAAATACTGATCGGAGGATTTATCATGGGGGGGCAAGAAGGTTGGTGCATCCTGCGCACGCGCGGCGCTAGCACGATGCGCCTTGCGTCGTCACTTAGGGACAGCGGCATCTCCGCATGGACGCCGATTGGCAGCGTGACGAAGCGAAAGGGCAGGGCTCGCGATCGTGTCGATAGCCCGACGCCGATCATGCCGACATTCGTGTTCGCGAGATCGGTGCATATCGGCGAACTGCAACGCCTACGGACGCTGATACTCAGTCCGCATCCGGCATTCTCGATATTCCGTCACCTCAACCGCGTCCCGATCGTCTCGGACAATGACATTCTCGGCTTGAGGCATGTGGAGGAAACCGCCGCGCTGGATCAGCGCAAACGGCAGCGCACGGTTGTTCCGATCGGCACTCGCGTGGACATCGCAGACGGAGCATTCGCCGGCTTGTCAGGCATCGTTGAGCAGAGCGACGGTAAGTCAGCGCTTGTCGCGTTTGGGGGCAGTTTCAAGGTCACAATTGCCGCTTGGCTTTTGCCTCAAGATTTGCTAGAGGCGAGCGTGTCTAATTCGGACACCGCCGCTCAAGCGGCCTAGACTGTCCCGCGTGGCCGAGCCACCACAGTCGCCCCCTGCAAATCGCGGGGCTGCGACTGCATTGATCAACACTCCGGCATGGTCGCCTCCCCTTTCCGAACCCAGCCGGTTCCCGCCGCCCCTCCCTCCGTCGATGCACGATCAGCCAGGCGACGAGACAGTAGGGCGGCGGGTTCACTTAGGAGCGCGTCATGAGCAAAGGCGAGTTTGCCGATGACATGATTGCGGAGTTGCTCGATCGCACTTCAAAGGGAGAACCGCTTTCTCGCATCTGTCGTGATCCGAGAATGCTCTCGCGCTCTTCCGTCTATGAGCGGATTGAGATTGATGAAGTGTTCGCCGGACAATTCCGCGCGGCGCGCGCGCGAGGTGTTCACGCCCTTGCTGAAGAGTGCCTCGATATCGCTGATGAGCCCACGAACGATCCCGTTCAGGTCGCAAACAAGCGTGTTCGTATCGACACGCGCCTGAGACTGGCCGGCAAGTGGTTGCCAAAGGAATACGGCGACAAGCTGGACGTCAATTACAATGCAGAGGTGACGCACCGGCATGACCTCTCTGGGCTCAGCACCGATGAACTCGACGCGCTTGAGGCTCTTGTCGCAAAGAGCGCCAACGCTGAGGGAGATACAAGCGGAGCGCGCGCGCCGAAGCCTGGCAGCGTACACTAGTTACACCAGCCCGGATTATATCCATGCTCATCATCAGGCGCGGCTAGACGTTGAGCTGGAGAAGGTTGAGGCCGGCGAGATTGACCGCCTCATGGTATTCATGCCTCCGCGTCACGGTAAGAGCGAGAAGGCATCGAAGAGATTCCCAGCGTGGTTTCTCGGCCGCAATCCCGCCAAGCAAATCATTGCGTCCAGTTATAACAGCGATCTGGCTAGCGATTTCGGGCGCGAGGTAAAAAACATTCTATCGTCGCCCGAGCATGGCGACGTGTTTCCGGGTGTCAGGCTGCGGCAGGATAGCCGCGCATCGGATCGGATGAACACCGAACATGGCGGCGCGTATTACGCGGTCGGGGTGGGCACGGCGACAACTGGCAGAGGCGCTCACCTTGGGCTGATTGATGACCCGTTCAAGGATCGTGAGGAAGCGGACAGCCAGAATCAGCGCGACAAGGTTTGGAACTGGTACCGCTCCACATTCTATACGCGCTTGATGCCGGGCGGTGCGATCGTCCTGATTCAGACCCGTTGGCATGAGGACGATTTGGCCGGCAGGTTGCTTGAGCAGGATGGTCGGATTGAAGATGGCGGGCAATGGACTGTTCTCGATCTCCCTGCGATCGACAAGCAGGGCAAAGCGCTCTGGCCGGAATGGTACGATGTCCCGGCGCTGGAGCGCATCAAGAACACCATCGGTGCACGCGAATGGTCAGCGCTCTATCAGCAGCGGCCACAACCGGACGAAGGCACGTTTTTCCAGCGAGACTGGCTGAAGGAATGGGACAAGAAGCCCGAGCATCTACGCATCTACGGCACCAGTGACTACGCGGTGACGGATGGCGGGGGCGATTACACGGTTCATCGGATCTGGGGCGTTGACGAGAAGGACGCTCTCTATCGTCTGGATGGCTGGAGAGGCCAGACGGCAGCGGATGAGTGGATCGAGCGCAAGATAGACCTGATCGCCAGGTACAGGCCTCTGGCGTGGTTCGGTGAGGCTGGGGTGATTGAGAAAGCGGTGAAGCCGATGCTCTTGCGCCGTATGCGTGAGAGACAGGTTCATTGCCGGCTGGAATGGCTGCCGTCGATCCACGACAAAGCAACGCGGGCTCGGGGGTTTCAGGCCAGGGCATCGATGGGCATGGTGTTCGTGGAGCCGGGCGCAGACGTAGCCGAGTTCCTGGCGTTCCCAGCCGGCAAACATGACGACGAGGTTGACGCGGCGAGCATCATTGGCCGCGCGCTTGATCAAGTTCACGCGGCCATTGTTCCTGTGAGGGACGTTAGCCGTAATCCCAGCGACAGCTTCAGGCGCAACACAGGAGGCGGGACCGGATGGAAAACCCTGTAACCGCCTCTGGATCGCAGCCCGACAACGCACAGGTGATGCAGAACGGCGACACGCAGGCGCCCGACCTCGCCAAATACAAGCGCATGTTCACGGAATCGCAGACAGTCACCGAACAGGGGCGCATCGAGAGCCAGACGGACGACGACTATTTCAACGGCTACCAGCTAACGGCAGACGAGCGCCGCGTGTTGCAGGAGCGCCGCCAGCCGGACGCTATCTTCAATCGCGTGCGCCCTGCGGTCCTTGGCTCGCTGGGTGTCATCAAGCAGGGCAAGACGAGTCCGAGGGCGTATGCTCGCAACCCCGATGATGAGCAATCGAGCGACGTTGCATCGAAGGTACTGCGGTTCATCGCGGACGAGAGCAACTTCCACGCCGTCCGGATCGATGCTGCGCAGAACTATCTGGTGCAGGGCACGTGCGCGGTCATTGTCGAGCCCAACGAGGATGGCCGCATTGAGATAGTCCAGGGGCGTTGGGAAGAGTTCTTCTACGATCCCCGCGCGAGGCGCCAGGACTTCGGCGACGCCCGCTATCTGGGCTTTGCCAAGTGGATGTACGCCGACGATCTGGAGGCGGCGCATCCCGACCTGAAGGGGCAGATACAAGTCGGCGTTGACGCCGCCATGACCCAGATGGGCATGACGTTCGCCGACCGCCCCGGCAACAGCGCTATTACATGGATCGATCCCCGTCGCCGCCGTGTGCTGGTGGTGGAGATGTATCACCGCGAGGGCGCCAACTGGTATCGCTGCACGTTCTACGGCAACGGCATCATCTCGGCAGAGCTATCGCCATACAAGGACCCCAAGGGGCGGCCTGTGTGCCCGATCGTAGCGCAGTCGTGCTTTATCGATCGAGAGAACAACCGCTACGGCATCGTTCGCGACATGCGCGGGCCGCAGGACGAGATCAACAAGCGCCGCGCAAAGCTGCTGCACCTGTTGAACAGTCGGCAGCTCGAAACCGATGTTGAGGGCTTTGATGCGTCTGCCGATGTTGCCCGCAAGGAAGCTGCCCGGCCGGACGGTGTGATCCCGTTTGGGTTCAAGCCTTCCCAGACAACCGATATGTCGACGGGCCAGTTCAACTTGCTCGGCATTTCGACCGCAGAGATCGAGCGCATGGGGCCAAACCCGGCCGTTCTGGGCCGCTCTGGTGAGGATCAATCGGGCCGGGCACAGTTAGTGCGCCAACAGGCCGGCATGACCGAACTGGCCGTTGTGCTGGGCGGTATCGAGGAATGGGAGCTTCGCGTCTATCGGGCGTGTTGGACCCGTGCCAAGCAATTCTGGAAGTCGGAGGATTACGTTCGCGTCACCGACGACATGAATGCGCCTCAGTATATCGGGATCAACCAGCCCAAGGTCGCCCAAGTGCCCGCGATCGTGCCGCACCCGGAGACGGGTA